TGAGTAGGTTATGCCATATAAAATAGTTGAAACTCCACTTGTTCTACTTGTCCAAGTTATTCCGTCAGAACTTGTTAGAATTATTCCAGAAGAACCTACTGCTACAAACAAGTTTAATTCTGTACTAAAACAAATACTGTGGAAATTTACCCCGATATTACTTACATCAAATTCCATTTTTTCTGTAGTAACGGATTTTTTACCAACTTCCGTTACAATTTTCAAACTGTCATTCAAATCACCGTTGTATTTTATTTTTTGATTTTGGGTAACGTTCGTTACACGACCATTTTTAACATAATTTGTAAACCAATCCATTTCAATCTGACAAGGAACATCACCTTCATTTTTTATGATCGGTTGCTGCCCCAACTGAAAAGTCACTTCTGTATCTTTCAAATCTTCCCAATAAGGATTACAAGCAGACCAGCTCAAAGAAGCCTTAGGAGTTCCCGGTTCATTTGAATTTTTGTTCGGAAAGACAGGTAATTGAGGAATGACATGAATCTGTTTTGAAATAAAATCGTTTGTGTAAATCAAAATCCCTTCGCCAAGTTTCGGATTCATTACAGAAATTATTTCACGCCTCAATCGGTATCTTTTTTCAAGGTCATTATCGTCCTGAATCGCAAGAGTAACATTCAATGTTCTTTGTTCCATAAGAGCGTCAAGAAAAACAGCGCCGTCTTGAAATGGAACCTGCTGACTTTGAATATTCAAATCATCGCCCGAAAATCCATCCCATTCTGTAATTCCGTAATTACCCGAAGTCAAATCTATTTCAACACCATTGCCGTTTTTAAAAATTAATTTCTGCATTTTTTACCTCTAATTTTCTAAACTCTCTCCGATTCGTTTCTAATCCTCAATTCCGTTTTCTTTGTCTAACTGTTCTGCATTCGGATTGAGTTCCTTTCTTGTTTCCGGGTCATCAATTACATTTCTTACTGTAATTCTGCCTTTGTCTTTTGTAACATCATAATTTTCCATTCTTTCTACGCTCCTTATAGTTCTTTGTAATTACAATTATAATTGTTTTTTGAAATTTTTAAATTACAAAACACCGTTAAAAGCTAAATTTCTTTGATACTGTTTCAATTGTGTCATCATTGCAAAAGCAGTTGTATCCTGCGTATTGTTGAAAGTCACATTGAATACATTTGATTTATTGCCCATTTCTGAAAGAGCTTTATTTGTGTTATGGTTGTTAAGCACCTGCTCACCGCCTCTGAAATTTACAAGCTCTGGACCAGCTTCACCAACCAAAGTCAAGCCTTTATATGCGTTTTGAGTTCCTACTGCAAGCTCCTGTAAATTTGGAATTTGAATACCAAACTTCTTTCCACCAACTAAAGGAACCCAATCAGGAATGGAAAATGAAATTTTATTCATTCCGTTTATTACGGTGTTTATCGCTTTAATCATAACATTTAGCGGAGTTTTAATTACATCGACAAAACCACCCCAAAGATTTTTGAACCATGTTTTCAAACCGTCCCATAAGTTTTTAAACCATCTCCCAAAAGGCTCAAAAACATTTTTCTTTAAGTTATCAAAAATTGTTGAAAAGAAATTTCCGATACCGTCCCACGTTGCTTTCAAAGTATCTACAATTCCAGTCCATATTTTTCCCCAGTCAGTTTCAAAAACCAAATCGTGAAGTAAATCAAAAACACCGCTAACTATTGAGATGAGGATTTTCGGAATTGCTTCCATTACCGCGGTTACAATCAAAGGAAGATTTTCCAAAACTGCATAAATAATTGTCTGAATAAGTTCGGGCAGAATGTCAATAATTGTACTTAGCAAATCGGGCAGACGTTTCACAAGTTCGGTAATAAGTTTCACTACACCATTTACCAAAGTTGGTAAAACATCAATCAAAATCTGTGGTATTTGACTCGCTACTTCTACAACGAAATTTACTACACTTTCAATAAGTTTGGGTAAATTTTCATTTAATGTTTTCATCAATTCTAATAATATTTTTGGAGCTTCTTTTACAATTAAATTCGTTAAATTGACTAAAATATTCACTATTGAAGGAACAAGTTCATTAAGAGCTTTTTCAATAACCGGCAGCATTTTATCAACTGAACTGATTATAGTCGATATAATCTGTCCAAATAAAACAGCTATATTTGATAAAATGTCATTATCAGAAAGAGAATTTATAAATATTTCAAATATGCCGACAAAATTATCCAACAAATTCTCAAAACCGGTGAAATTATTTGAAATATTATCGATTATTTTTTTGAATACTTTTGGTAATTCTTTCGCAAAGTTTTCTATCGCTGGCATACCTTTATTTAAACCCTCAACAATTCCGGCAGCAATACCACTAAAAATACCCCAAAGATTTGATAAAATTGCAGGTAAATTATTTGTTAATTCTGTAATCAAAGAATTTAATGTGTCGGATATTACACTTTTAATCGGTTGCATGTTTTCCGATATACTCTTTGTAACTTCACCAATATTTGAAAATAACGATGAAAATAATTCACTAAATCCTTTTGATAAAGTTTCACGATTTTCTTTAAGATAATTTCCTATTGATTGAACAAAAGAAACTAAAGCATTTTTCACGCTGTCAAACAAACCGGGAAGAATATTAAGAATGGATTGAAACATATCGCCTATTGCATTCACAATTAAAGGCGATGATTCTACAAGAACTGTCGATAATGTACTTATCAGATCAGAAAATAAACTTAAAATTCCATCTAATATTCTTGGAACGTTAGATGTGAAATTGTTTATTAAATCAGATAATATTTCTGCCATTTTTCCCCAATCGATTGAAGAAACTAAATTGTCTATTAATACTATAACTGATTCAAAAGCCGATTCAAAAGTGTTTGGTAAATTAGGAAGAGTTTCAAGAAAGAAACTCAAAATCGAATCTTCAATACCTAACAATTTTTCAATGAATTCGTCAGGATTAAAATCAAACAATTTTTCAAAAAGGCCAGTTACTGATTTAACAAGTGATGAAGAAAAACTAACTATTTTTGAAAATGTTTCTTTTACAAAAGATGCGATTTTTGAAAATGTTTCTTTTACAAAAGATGCGATTTTTGAAAAAGCGTTTTTAATAAAATTACTTATTTTTGAGAAAGTATTTTTTACAAAAGATGCGATTTTTGAAAAAGCGTTTCTCACACCTTCTACAACAAGACCAACTTCACCCATAACGGCTTCAGTGTGTCGTTTATTTTCCTTTTCAATTTCTTTGTTATAATATTCATTGATTTTATCTTTTTCAACTCCGGTTTTATCTGCCTCAAGGGCTTTCTTTCTCTCTTCCTCAATTATCTGTAAAGTTATTTCGTGATATTCTTTGGAATATTCTTTTAAACCATCTAAACGCTGATTCAATAATTTCAAATCCCATTCAGAAAATTTTTCATACTTATCTTTTTCATCATCTTCTAAACCTGAAAAAGTATCTGAAAAATAATTCTTTTGTTTTTCAGATTCGTCTTTTGTTCCTCTAGTCAAATTTTTAATTTCGCCTAAAGCATGTTTTGTAAATCCGGAAAATTTAGTTGAAACACCTTTCAAATTTTCAATTGTAATGTCAGCAGATTTCCCGGTTAATTCTTGAATCTTGTTTTCAGTTTCTTTTATTTTATCTTCAAGGCCGGATTTCTTTGAAAGGTCTACACTTTCAAAAGCTTCAATCAAGCCAAGTGGGTCTTGACCAAACCAACCTCTAACTTTATTTACTTCACCAATGAGTTTGTTTAATAAGTCAATCATTCCATTGATTAACTTAGGGAAAGCGTTTGCGATAGTAGAAATCAAATTGAGAATACTATCAGTAATTCTCATTACAGTTAATTTTGCATATTGCCAAGCGACAGTCCAATCACCGTGAATTAACGCTTTTATCATTCCGAAAAAGTCTTGAAAACTTCTAAAAGCGTTATTCAAAATATCATAAAATAAATCCCCCCAGCTTGCGATGTCCTGACCGCTTTGTGAAAGAGCGTTTTGGCCATTTTGAAAAAGTTCTTTTATTTTGCCCCAAATTTCGATGATTTTATCCACAACCAAATTTCTGATTTCATTTATTACATCTTGAACTTCAGACCATAAGAAGAAAACAGCGTCAATGATTTTATTTATAAAATTGACAATATTTTGAAATGTTTCTGAATTGCTGAAATCAACTAAAGATTCTTTTAATTTGTCAAATGTATCCAATTTTTGAGCATTGATTTCTTTAATTTTAGAAATAACCCCAGCGAGAACACCAATTAAAGTATCAAGAACTGAAATTATTGGTTTGAAATTAAATCTTGAAATAAAATCAATCAATTCATCTTTTACGCTTCTTAAACGATTTGAAATATTTTCAAAAGTGTTTGTGAATACGTTATTTAAATTTTTCACAACATTTATTACCGGAGTAAAATCCATTTTTGAAATTATTTCAGTTAAGTTGTTAAATGCCGTTGAACTTCTTTCTGCAAAAATTTGCACTACCGGAATCAATTTCCCCCCTAAAGTATCTCGGAAATTTTCAATAGCATGTCTTTGTTTTGCAAAAGAATCCTGACCGGCTTTACTTGCTCCACCATAAGATGTTGCTAAAGTATCAAGAATTATTTTTTGAGCTTTAAGTTGTTCCCCATTTCTTACAAGTTGAGCAAGTTCAGCTTTTTGTTCATCAGTAAATTTGAAACCTTGTCTACGTAAAGAATCAAGGCCTGTTATTGGGTCATCAAGAGCTTTACCAACAGTTTGAACCGCTGATGTTAAATCCATTCCCATAACTGTAGCCATATCCAATACAGCATCGCTTGCTTCATCAAATGCTTCTCCGGTTATATTAGTGAATCCTAATAAAACAGATTGCATTTTCTGAATTTCGGTTACAGAATAATTTGTAGAATTTGAAAGAGTTTTTGAAGCTTCAACTAGTTTTTCTGTTGAAGTCCAAGCATCAGCGCCGGTTGCTCTAACTGTATTATCAAGAATGTTAAATGCTTTTGAGGCCTGGTTTGCTGATTGAACGCAAGATTTTCCAAAATCAACTACTGCTTTTGTTCCAAATGCAACTCCAGTAAATGCGAATGCTTTCTTCACTAAATTTGTAATATTACTTATTGAACTTGAAAGAGAATTAACTGAAGACTGAGCATTTTTCATTCCCTTTTCAAATTGAGAAGTTTGGGCACTAATTATCGCCTTTACATTAAAATCTGCATCAGCCATTTTTCATTCTCCTTACATTAATTTATTTATAAGGCCTTCATCTATAGGTATATCAATACCAGGAATTGGTCCACGTTCTTTCTTTTCCATTTCGTCTGGGTCTTTTCCCCAAACATAACTTGCAATGTAAATTGCTAAATTTTTCTGTTTTACTTTTTCAATTTCATTCTTTTGGTCAATTAAAGCAATTATCTTTTTCGGCTCGGATTCCCAAAAGTATTCCTCGGTCAAACCCATCAACAAACATTCAGTTAAAAGGTATGACCAAGGAAATTCATTTATGCTTCCGCTTCCGGTTTTTTTTCTGTTTCGTTTTCCTGAGGCAAAGAGCCATAAAGAGCTTTTGTGAAGGCCTCAGTTATCATCTGAATATCTTTCATTCCGTAATCTTCAAGAATGTTTTCCTCAGTTACTTCAGGATATTTATTGCCTTCAGAATCGGTAAATGCAGATTTATCCTTCAAGCCAAGGAAAAGCAAATGAGGGATTGTTTCAAAAGGTGTTTCCTCAATCTGCTTCTGCATTTTTTCAAGATTCTGAATGCCTTTGTATTCTTTTTCCAACTTTGCCCAAGCTGAAAAACCAAATTTAATTTCACGCTCTTTTCCATGAATAAACAAAGTTACTTTTTCTGACTGTACTTTGTTAAGTTCTTTTGCTTCTTCCATTTTTGTCCATCCTTATCAAAAATAAAATTTCCTTCCCGGTTATAAATTAGCCGGGAAGGGTGAAAATCATTAAAGGTCAGCATCTGTCATTGGTGTAGCACCAATTCCATAGTTATCCTTCAATCCAGCTGTTACAGTTACTGCTGCCGGAGCATTTGCATCTTCAGCAGGAGTGAATGTAATTGTAGGAGCAGTTGCAGTTCCACCGAATGCAATTGTACCTTCAACGAATTCGCCACTTGCATCTGTAACGATAATTGTTTCACCAAGTTTTGCAGAAGCTCTTCCGAATGAAACGTTTGCACTGCCTTCCTTACTTCCTGTAAGAATTACAGTGTTATTTGAACCACCAGCAGCTGTTACTGTAAATGCGCCTGTATTCTGAGCTACAGAAATAACAGGAGCATCAAACCAGTTTTCAACAAGAGCTGCAGGAACATCAGGGTCATCAGTTCTGATTCTTGAACCGATTGTTCCAGACTTCTGTCCATCCGGTACAAACTGAGTTTTTACAAACTGGGCTGTAAGATTTTTGTGGCCGAAGGTGATTGAATCACGCTTTGTTTCTCCGCCACTTTCCGGCACTGAGAATTTACCCTTTGCATACCAAAGGTATGTGTAAACTGCGTCACCAGCTTCGTCTGAACCGGCCATCAACACCTTCGCACCAAAAGCGAAATATGGTGATTGATCCAAATCAGTTTCGATTGTAACACCGTTCACTCTTCTCTGGCCCAACATCTTTGCTTCATTTTCCGGAGTAATATCAATCATCTCAAGGGACAATTCTGTATTACCTCTGTTATTCTGTGCAAAGAAGGCACCATCATCTGCGTAGTCTGTTTCTACGCTTGAATTTGGATTGATTGTTGCTACTACGCCTCCTGGGATGCTGAAAGGTGTATCATAAACAATACCGTTTTCATCATCGGAAAGCACCTGAGCAAGTACCAAACCGCTCAAACCAATTCTTGGTCTTTCTTCCATTTTCCTATCCTCCAATTTTTAAGAATATTTATAATCAATTAAAAATTGACTTATTAAAAACCATGACCCTATGTTCAACATCAGGGTCTGTATTAGATACTTCACCATTTTGTGAACAATTCCATAAATCTTCATTCATTACTTTTGCAATTATAACACTAATTTCTGAAGTTGTAACATATCCATCAATCTTCTTTGAAAATATATGGAACTGAACTGAACATCTGCTAGCACCAGGCATATTTTCATAATATTCGTCATCGCTTTGATTTTCATCCATAAAAATAATACATGGGAAAGTTTCAAATTCATCAGGCCAAGCACTTAAAATATTATCTTCATCAACGAGTTCTGTAATTCTTTCATCGTTAAGAAGTTTATTATATATTTCTTTTGTATTTATCATATTTCATCTCCAGTTTGTGGTAATTGGCCTTTCAAACCTTTAGCTACAGCGTTTGCAATAGATTTTCTAATCCAATCATTATTTTTAATCATAACCGGTCTCAGCCAAGGACGTGGAGCCATTCCTTTTCCACCCCAACCACCTTTTGTAGTTCCATATTCCAAATACTGACCATAAGGTGGGTCTTTTTGAGTTGTTCCTACAATTCCATAAACTTCTTTTCCCTCGTCATGAACTTCATATCTGATTGATTTTCTCAAATTACCTGTATCAACAGCAGGTGGATTTCCTGGCATAGAAGGGTGATGAGCTTTAGTTTCATTATTCGTATAATAACTCACAGCTGTATTTCTTTCAGTGTGAGCCATACTATACTGAATATCGTCTTGAACTTTTTTACAGCATAATTTAATTGTATTTACCAAAGAATGTTCAACTTGTGGAGCAACTTTTGAGAGATATTCTGAAAATTGGTCAAATGTCAAATCTTTACTCATTTCTCGTTCTCCACAGGTATTAAAAGAAATTCCTTATGAAATCTCCAAATATTTACAGGTTGGATATCATAAATCTCAACAGTATTATCATCATAAACTAATTTAGCTCTATTTCCAGGAACCATGTAGTTTCCATTTTCGAGATTAATAAAACATTTTTTAGTATTTGCAGTTTTTGAGTTAAGTCCGTAAAGCTCGATCTGAGCTTGAGTTAAAACATTTGGCTGAACATCGCATCTAAAACTTTCAAGCGGATTTTCAAAATCATAAGTTTTGATTTTGGTTCCCTCTGAATTCTTTGCAGTCGTAACTTCTGCTACATAAACAGTCGCGTTTGGAAATAACAACATCTTACACCCTCCCTAAAGTAAAGGATATAAGATAAGCGGCGGATGGCAGTTTCTGTTTACGTCCATTGTCGGTCTTGACTTCATAAGATCCAAAAGCATTCTTCCGTACTTTGTCGAAGTCAATTCTTTTTCACTGTTTGTCGAATTGAATCCAACTTCAATTCCGCCTTCTTTAAGCCGGTTTACACTTCCGCCTCCGGCGTCTGTCATCTGATTAAGTTCAGAAGGCTTTGTAAGCGTAAATAAATGACAGGCTTTATAAGCAACAGCCTGATTGAATAGCTTACCGAAAAAGCGGCTGGACAAACTTTCCGTTGCTATCTGCAAATATTGAGATAAGGATGGACTATCTGCAAGTTCTTTGCAGATAGTCTGGATAATCTGTTCAGCCGTCATCATCAGTGTTAGTCCTTTGCTCCCATAAGAGCTTCTACAAGATCACTTTTTTTAGTGAGCTTTTTTGTGTCGATTCCCTTTTTCTCACAAAGAGCTTTAAGTTCATCAACTGTTTTTGTTGCAAGATCTGCTTCCAGATCCTCGTCGTCATCATCTTCTGCCTCTTTTTTAGCAGAAGCCTTTTTATTATCATCGTCGTCGTCGTCATCGGCTGCAGAAACTGTTTCTTCTTCATCATCAGGGATTTTATCCTCCGGCGGTTCAATACCGAGTTTCTGCATTTTCTTTGTAATGGCAAGACGAACTTCTTCCTTCGTGATTTCGTTGTACCACTTTTTCAGTGTATCAGGGCTGTTGCATTCGTTAACATAACGTACTGCATTTGCTACTGACATTTCTTTAAGGTTCCTAGCCTTTGTTCCGTCGTCAAGTTTCTGAGCAAGAAGCTTGATTTCTCCTGAATCAAGTTCAGCCTGAATGTTTCCGCGCATTGCTTTCCATTCGTCATCTGTAACTTCGTTAGTTCCAGGAATAAGCTGTACCATGCTGCGGCCAAGTTCCAGTCCTTCTTTCGGTGTAAGTACCACACATTTCAAGTGTTCTACTTTTGGCAAGTATTTAATTAACATAAAATTTCCATCCTCTGTTTTATGATTAATAAAAAATATTCTGCGGAAGTTTTTAAGGCTTCCGCAGAATTCCGTTTTAAGAACTACGGATTAAATACCGTCCGCATAAGCAAAAGCAAGCGGATAGTAAATAATTGTTCCGGCACATTCAGAATGACAAGGGATTGTGAAATCCATGCCTTCCTGCTGTGGTTCAAACTGTTCAAATGGCTGAGGAATTTCGAGTGTAAGATGTTCTTCATCAAAACGTCCTACAAGAGCGCGGTTTGTGCTGCCAGCTCCGAAATTCTTCAATTCTGAAAGCCAGTCAATTTTCTTGATATAAGGACTGTTTTCAAGAATGTACTTCATCAAAGTTTTTGTGCCATCTTCACCGATACGGCGTGAAGCAATGTCGTTGTACTGAGCGATTGGCAAAAGTAAAGTATCAGGAACTTCACGAGCTGAAGTTGGTTCCATAACTGCATTTACCATGTCGTTAATATCGCGGACAATCTGATCCGGTGTCTTTGAAGCCCAAGTCTTTGAAGAACCTGTTCCGTCATTCTGAAGAGTAACTTCAGTAATTCCAGGGAAATCAAGAAGTCCGTAAGTTCCGTCAGCAGGACTTGACTTCAAGGCCATGCGGTTCATCATTTCGTCATGTGCGCGGCGTGCTGTAATAGCGCGTCTTTCTTCAAGACGTTTTCCTGTTCTCTGTGAAGCGCGGATTTCCTTGATAGAATATCCGTAAGAATTACCGATACCCTTTACCTTTACAGATTTTTCTTCACCGTAAATGTCAACGCGAGGGAAGTCTTTTGCATAGTCAGCGATAACTTTTGCAAAACCAACACCGCGGTACTGGTGGAAGATGATTTCATTAATTCCGGCTCCTGCTTCTGTAGAAATCGGAATGAGCTGAAGTCCTTTGAGTTCAGCATATTTTGCGTCGTAAGATCTGCTCTTGATATAAGCAAGCTCACGGTTAAAGAAAACTGATTCGTTAGAATCAAGTCTCATTGGGTTATTTGTCTGAATAGCCATTTTTTATCTCCTCTTAGTCCAAAGAAACAAGAGCAAGCTCATCGCTGTTAGAACCTGCTTCTTTAGCTGATTTGAATTTACCAACCAAAGTGTTTCCACTTGATTCGGTTGTGAATGTTCCGGCTGCTGTTACATAAGCGTTAGCTTCGATTGCTGGTGTTACACCTGAAGCAAGAACTACCCAGATATAGCCTTTTTCCATAACGGCAACTGCGTCTTTCGGAACATAGCAGCCGCGTGATTCGATTGTTGCTGTCTGATGGAAAACTGCAACACCTGCATAAACGGCTTCTGTTGTCTGTGTAACTTTTGAAGAAGTTACATCAGAGCCATCATAAACAAGTTTTACAGTAATTTCAGAATCATCATCAGAAGTCAGGAAAATTTTTCCTGCGTCTGAACTTGTTCCTGCAACTGCTGTTACATTTGGAAGGTCATCGTTGATGTCAGAAACGATTGCAGCAACGTCTGTTGCAATTATTCCTGTAGTTGTTTTTTCAAAATCAACACCGTTGATTGTCAAAACAATATCCTTGCTTGCTGTTGTGTAAGCAGACAAATCAATTGTTGCCTTGTTATTGTGCTTGCCGTTAAGAACAGCGTCTTTTGAACCGTTCAAGAAAACACCTTTTCCGAAGTTGATTGTTTCCTTGCCTTTGAAGGTTACGATTGTGTTTGGGTTTACTCCGTAGAGCATACCTGCCATTGCTTTTTCAGCGTCAAGATTTCCGTAGAGATTCATTACTTTGCCTCCTGACCGTGATTTTTCATGCGCTCAATCATGCGGTTTCTTGCGTCGTTTTCGTCAGCGTGAGCCTCTGGCGGAAGGTCAGAAGTTACCTGGCGGTTTTTTGCGTCGTTGCGCTCTTCAAGCATTTCCACTGTTGCATCATAACGAGCCTGGATGTATACATCATCCTTGCCGTCGAATTTTGCATTTGGGAATGCAGAATTAATAATGGCTTTCTTAATGTCCATATCAGACATATCAGCCTTAACTTCAACATTTGCTTTTTCAGCATTATGCAGAAGTTCGATTTTAGCATTGACAGCTTCATCAATGCGTGCAGAATCAAGATTGTTTTTCTTGAGTTCTGCGTTTTCTTTTTCAAGGCCGTCAGCCTTTTCTTTAGCTGTGTCGCGCTCTGCTTCGATTTCAGAAATCTTTTTCTCAAGTTCGTCCTTGGCTTTCTTTGCATTTGCAACAGCTTCGTCAAGTTCTTTCTTGGTTCCGCAGGCGTCTTTTTCAGCCTTGTCGGCACGTTCGTTTGCAGCGTGAAGAGCCTTGATGACAGTTTCCTCTGCTTCGTAGTCGATGCCGTCCAAGTTGATTTTTTTCAACATTTGGGTACCTCCATCAGTTTTTTTATAAAAAACCATATCTTCAAGGACAGCATCCTCACTGTCCGCTCGAAGTTCTATTTTTGCATTATCACCGGCTCTTGCCGCGTCAACGATAGCGCAGTGATTATAACGGATATTGCGCTGAATAAAATCATACTCAATTCCGCACCATGCAGCGCCCGGCTGAGCCGCTTCAAGATCGCAGGTGTAGCCCATTGAAAGAGCCTGTTTGCCGTTCAAAACAGCGTCAATTGCGTCTTTCTTTGTGATAACCATATCAATAGCGCAGTTGATTCCGTCAGTCACTTTATCCCACGGCTCATCATGCCATTGTGTTGTACTTGTCGGATTATCTCCAAGACTTCCAACCTGGAGCCGGTCTGCGTTTTCACTTGTTACAAGTTCGTTAGGATGATTGAGCGTAACAGGTTTCAGCTTCATTGAGTTTAAGGTATCGTATGCAAAGACTTCTTCAGGAAGCCTGAGTTCCCGCTGAACTGTTCCGTCTTTTCGTTTGTAAGTGAATACGCCGATAGATGTGACAATAGCGCGTCCGCGCAGAAATCCTTCGTTAGTTCTCTCGAACGGTATTGTCATCCACTGTGAATTGTCGATGTTGTCAAATCTGTTGACAGAGTTGAATTTTCCCATTTTTTTTTATTCTCCGGAAAATAAAAAAAGCCTGCAAGCAAAAAACAGAAACGGACATTAAAAATCATGTCACAGTTTCCTGTCTCAGCTCCGGCAAGCTTTAACTGGTACTTATGAAATAAAAATCTTAATTAAGCTGATTTATATAATACAATAATTTTAGAACTTGTCAAGAAAAGATTTAAATTCTCAAAATATTTTTGAAAATTTTTAGATTTTGAAAGTTTAAAAAAAACACACACACTCCTGAATTGCGTTTTAGCAATTCAGGTCTAGCCGCTTTAGCGGCGTTTCTCCTTCCGGTCTTTTAGTTTTCCAGCTTTTTCAAAAACTGTCACTCACCGTTAAGTGTTTAAATTTAGAGTTAAGAGTTAAGAGTTAAGAGTTAAGAGTTATTCGACACCGTTCAAGACGGTCTGACACCGTAGGTACGGTGTTCAACGGTCATATATCACCGTATATACGGTGTCGGACGGTGTTCGATGGTGATATAACGGTGTCGAACACCGTATATACGGTCTTGAACACCGTCCGACACCGTCCAAGACCGTATCAAAAATAAGCAAAATAACCACAAAATACTATAAAAACTTTAAATATATTATACCAAATGTATAGCGGTATAATGTCAAATGTGTAGTGGTATAGTGTACATTATGTATAGTGGTAGACAGAATATTTATAAACTTAATAAAAATTATTAAGGTGTATAAAAAAATAGACAGTTAGAAAAATAAGGGAAATTATAGGAAATCAGCGGAAAATTTCCCCTATTTTATTTTTAAGCCGAAAAGTAAAATAAGGATTTTTTTTTATTTTCGTTTTTGTGTAAAAAAAAACAGCACTGATTAAAAATCAGCACTGTTTCATCTGCATTAGCAGACATTCTCAAAAAGTGTTGTGTATAATATATAGTGATTTTCATTCCGTGTCAAATCGGATTCAGGACTGCAATTTTAAGGCGTTTACCCTTCTTCAAAATTGCCATGGCAACACGATGATTTCCGTCCAGAAGAACATATTTGTCGCCATAATTAATGGCTCTGATAATATCGCCTTTCTCTTTCGTTTTATCATATTTTACAAATTGAAGAAGTTTATCCCGGTTCAGAAGTTTCTGCATTGTGACGATATTTGAAAGATCTATCATCTTTTCTACATAAATTTCAGTTCCCGTTTCCTTCTGTTTTTCGTAAATAGCCCGCGCCGCTTCAATGTCTCTTTTACTTCCCATAGGAATTATATTTTTTACATCTTCATCGTTTACGGCTTTAAGTGCATTAATTTCATCAACAACGGTTTCAAAATTTGAAACACTTTCTTCTGTCTCTGAAGACGGAATATATTCCATAGGCTCACCTTCGATTTCTGCCGTAAGTTCAGGATAATAAGCCAAACCTACACAACGGCATTGAATATCCTGGCCCGGATGTAACTGAACGGCGGCAGAAGGTCTATCAACCCAGGTCTTACCGCCGTCATAAGAAACAAGAGAAGCATCATCCCATCGGCAAAGTAAACCTTCCATTGCTGCATGAGAATCTCTCACGCGGTCGTCAAAGGCTGTACTCCAAACATATAAATCAAGCCCGATTTCCTGCATTTGAGCTTCAGTTATGTTTCCGTTTAATTTTCCCATCTGGTCACGAGCTAATAATTTACAATGTTTATCAGAAAGACCTTCAGTTGCTTTATAAATTTCTTCCTTGAGTTTTTTCGGCGACATTCCGTTGACAATTGCCTGCTCTGTAAGTGTATTTATTTTTGAAACATAATTCTTTGCGTTTGATGTAATAAGCGTATAATTATCTTCCGCCCAGCTTGATTTCATGTCATTCCACCAGCTTGCCGAAGTCGGCAAATTGACGTGTATTCCCTTATCAAGCATTTTTGAAAATTCCTTGTTTCCAAATTCCATAGCTTCATCAGCAGTTTTTCCAAGAGCAGCAAGAATAACGTTATTATTTCTATCTTCCGGTAACTCTGAAATATCAGGCATATAAACCGAGAGCCAGTTTTCAAGGTTATAAATCATATTACGGAACGTATCTCCGGGTATAGTGTCAAGGTGTAAATCTCTGCTGTCGCCCCGGAGTAACTGCTCCATGTTCTGATTTAGGAAGTTTTCGACATAATCGGTTAAAGGCTTGAAAAATCCCTGAAGCTGCCTGTAATATTTTTTTTCAATTCCGTAAGGATAGGCGCGGCGGGATGTTATATTTTTTGTCGGCTTCTTTCCGCTTGTCTTGAAGAGAATCTTCATAAGCTGAATTTCAGTTTCATTTTTTATTTTCATTCTTTTCCTCGTTGAAATCTTTACAGGCTTTATCAGTCGGTTTCTGCATGGTGAATAAATCTTTTATCAGACAGAAACCGCGCCCAAGTCTTACAGCCTCTTCATGCTGATAGTTTCCGATTTCGTTTTCGACTTCTTCAACAAACCAAGAGCAGGAATTACAGGTTTTAGAATTCAAGGCCACCTTCTTCCCAACACTCATTCTTTATAGCGTTTCTGATTCTTATATCGTCACTCATAGTTTCATTCCTCACTTATACTTATAATAAATTATAAACTTAAAAATTAAAAGAGTTTTTATAAATAAAAAAAGGACAGATTTGATTCTGTCCTTTTTTTTCTAGTTAGGGCTCGTGAGCCCGTGAAAATATGAAGCGAAGCGAAATATTTTCACAATAAACCACCTGCTATGCGGGTGGTGGGCAAAAGCTTATAGCAAAAAAAACTTTCCTCCGAAGCGGTACAATAAGATTGTTCAAGTCTATTGCATTACGCCAAGGAGGAAAGTAAATGGCAAATATAAGAGATTCGTTGAGCCATACAAAATGGCTGTGTAAATATCATATAGTATTTACACCGAAATATCGCCGTAAGGCAATATATGGACAGTATAAGGAAAGCATAGGTCAGATATTAAGACAGCTTTGTAAATACAAGGGAGTCGAGATAGTCGAAGGACACCTTATGCCAGACCACATACATATGCTGGTAAGTATACCACCAAAGTATAGTGTGTCGCAATTTATGGGATATTTAAAAGGCAAGAGCAGTCTGATGATATTTGATAAACATGCGAACTTGAAATATAAGTTTGGAAATCGCCATTTCTGGTCGGAAGGCTACTATGTAAGTACAGTAGGCTTGAATGAAGCAACAATAAAGAAGTACATACAGGAACAAGAAGCCCATGATATTGCGATGGACAAAATAACTGAAAAAGAATACGAAGACCCTTTTAAGGGTAGTAAGTAGTACAAAAGGCTCTTTAAGAGCCAGCGGGTGACAAGCTGCAATAGGCTTGAACGATAGTGAAAGCGTGGGACTTAAGTCTTAGCTTGAGAACCTAGCCTTATAGGCTAAGTGCAAACCACCCGTTTGACGGGTGGTTATGATTTCATTTGTTATTTACTCCTTTTATATTAAATGACAATATCTTCCCTTATATCTCTTATTAAAGTATGATTATCATATGTAATAACACCATTTTCAACAGTAACATCGATAGTACTTTTGCTAGTACTTGCAGTCTCATCTCCACCAGCAGTGTATCCATATATAACAGTATAACTCCCAGTTTCAGTAATTAACGATGGAGAATAAAAAGAATAACAATAACCTAGTGGCATTCCTATATCATAGTCTTCGCTGTCTTTATAATTATATAAAGTTCTACTTCCACTTGGAATATTTGAAAGTGTAATAGTTGCTTTTTTCATACCGTCTTTTCCACTTGTTGGTGTTACTTCTACAGGCTCGGTATATGTTGAAACATCAATTGTGACTTCCTTGTTATCTTCAAGGTCTGCTCCACCACCGCCACCGCCTGGATTTTCGTCAATTGTTCCGTCTGCATGAAGGTATTTAGCAGGAATCGGCTCAGCCTGGTTATATTTCTGCACGTTATATTCTGTTGTATCCTGAATAAGATTTCCGGCAGAATCTTTTATTGTTCCGTCACTATGTAATATTTTATCGGGCTTTGGTTCTGCCTGATTGTATTTTTCAGTCCAGAAATCCGAAGTATCGTTTATAACATTTCCCTGGTCGTCTAATACCTGACCGCTCGAATTTAAAGTTTTCAAAACTTTTGGTTCTGCATTATCATAACTCATTTTTTTCCTCCAAAAATTAATTAAGGGACTGTTTTGTATTAGCAGTCCCTTTTATTATAATGCCATTTTTATTTTTTTTCATCCTCAACTGGCGGAAGCTCGTTTTCTTTTTTTCCGGTTTTCTGCTCTATTTTTTGCAGCGTATCACCGAATTCAAGCTCTTCAACAATTTCAGGCGACATAATACCCATGTCAATGTACCCCTGATATGTCTGCATTTTTTTGTATTCGGAATCAGCTTTTTTTGCTTCAAGTTCAGCCTGTTCCTTTTCAGTCATTTGTTCTAGCGGATTGAACACGATTTCAGGTTCTGGAATATTCTGCCATTCAGAAATTATCTTTACAAGTCTTTCAATAATCGGCAGCAGTTCCGTTTCCTGTTTTGCCTTTACCATGTCATAATACTGGTACATATCAGCTTCGCCGGTTGAGTTCAAACCTCCTGGACTTATTCCGAAGAGCTTTGTCATCGGATAACCGGTTGCAGCCGAAGTCATCATCATAAACTGATACATAACATCAGAAACACCGCCGAAGCTCAAAGTATCACGTTCAAAACTTTCATCCGTATCAAGTAAAACAGAATGGAAAACAGACTTCATAAGATCCATTGCCTGAAGTCTTTTCTGCACAAGCTCGCCGCCGTCATCACTTGACATAATTTGCGCAAGGTCTTTGTACTTATACTTTCCAATTGTCAGTTCGTTTAAAAGATTTGCAAGAGAACTGAAAGAGCTTCCAAGTTCTTTCAGTCTGTCCTGGATTCTCTGGAAAACAGATAAACCCCAGTAACGGAATTCCATAGGAATAAGGCTTGCTTCTGAACTTGGAATTTCAATTCCTTTAAGCTCAATCACTCGCGAATAATGAACCCTCTGCATTTGATACTGCCTTCCTGTGTAGAATGTAACAGGATAGTATTCAACCTGTCCGTAATGCGGCAATTCTGGATTCATCTGAAATTCCATAGTGCCATACATAACGTTATTTCTTGGAATGACTTTAAGGTTTTCAAAATTCTTGATTTTATTTAAGTTCAAAGGCTGGTCTAGAGATTCGCCGTCATAAACGCCAAGAAGAATCAATGCACCGCCGTAAAGACGCGCCCATTTAAGAGCCTGAGCAATTTTATAATTTGCCCGGATTTCTTTGAAAATGTGATTGTAGATTTTTGAATAATTATCAAAACCTTCCTTTTCATTTTCAAAGACATAATGCCAGCCCTGCTTCATCATATCTTCCGGCAGAAGGTCAACAATCCGCGCTCCTAGTCCGTCATCAGCGTAAATGATTTCTTTTTCCGCATCCGTCAGAAATCCCGTAGGAACAGCCCTTGTTGACTTTGTTTTATCTGCTCTTGTTCCAAGTCCAGTAAAAAGATTCAGCCATCCGTCTTTACGTTCGACTGATTTTGTTTCCTTTCCCATTTTTTTATCCTCCTTGTTTCATTCTACCACGTATACAAAGAATTGCTAACACCTGAACTTGACCATATTGCAAAACCTGCAGATAAATTATCCACCTGGTCGTCATGCGGACCATAAGGAAACGCGCTTAATTCTGCAATCCAGTCATCAAGCCACGGCTCGCCCTGTACAACATGAACGTTTCCGGCTTTAAAAATAGCTTCAAGCGGCGTTGCACGGACAACCTTGTCCTTTTTTTCAGGAACTGAAAGCACAGTATATTTGCCGCTTAAAATCTTTCTCATTGTTGCAATCGTGTCTTTAGCGTCCGAAGAATTACCGACACCGATTCTTACATAAGGACCATCCTGATTTGTAATATGCCTTATCTGTTCGTCACGTTCCGGGGCATTAAGCCTCATCCTTGTAACGTTACGAATCCATAAATGAGGGAGTCCGTCAATTTCATTAAACGCAAGAAGTGTTCCGCTTGTCCAGTCCGGGTCTGATTTTGCTCGTTCCTTTGCAGTATGAGCCAGGTCCCACACTCGAAGCCATCTAAGATTCTTCGGCCAGTCGGCTGTTGTAAGATGTCGCTGAATGCACTCCGTGTTAAGCATATTGCCTGAACGTTTTACAGGTTCAAGCTGCATGAGACTTTGGAAGCCATAATCACCAAGAACGGCTTTTTGCTGAGTATACCATTGTTTTCCGAAACGTTCAGGAAATAAAACGCCTTGAGGATATTTATCACTCATGGCAGGAAACTTCAGAAAATTAAAATGAGGAAAATCGGGATCTTCTTTGCATTTCTTTTTTATACGTCCGATTATATCGTCAACGTGCCACGGAGTAGCAAGAACGATTGTAATAGATACAGGAGCCTTTCTTGTCATAAAGTCATTTGTAAAAGCGTCCCACATCTTTTCTCGCATAGTATCACTTTCTGCGTCCGCACGGTTACGGCAGAAATCATCAAGTAAACCAAGATTGTAACCTTGTCCCGAAAGAGAGCCTAACAAGCCCGAAGCAAAACATTCGCCTTCATGGTCTTTAATCATCCAGTGAGCTGCACTTGAAGAGCCTGTATCAACTTTTATGTTTGGAAAAAGTTTTCTGTATTCAGGCGTTGAAATAAGGTTTCTTGAAGTCTTAGAAAAACCTTCTGTAAGTGCCTGAGTATGTCCGCAGAGAATTACTTTAGAATCCGGGAACAGTCCCAAAAAATGAGCGGGAAGTTTTCTTGAGAGGATTTCCGAATTATGAGTAGGAATGAAAGATTTTCCGCAAAGAAACATTCCGTTTTCGTTCTCTACCTGAATACAGACTGTATCACCTTTTAATTCTGTTTTCTTAAAATCAAGAATAAAACCATTTACAGATACTTTGCGATTTATGTCTTTAGCTTCAAGAATTAAGTAATCATCATCATTAAAGTATTTGACTTTCCAAAGATGTAATTCATCACAAAAAACTGATTCACTTTTTCCGTTCAAACCTGTTGCAAGAACTTGTATCAATTTTCTGTCGTGCCAGACTGGAGATTTTGCAATTACTCTAACAGGTTTTCCATTTTCGCCGTAAACATAATCCCCAGGATTCAAGTCTTTAATCTTTTTGAATCCTTCTGGAGTTGGTATTAAAGTATTTACCTCAAGGGCTTTTCCGTGCCGAAAAGGAACAGTTATAACCCAAGCTGAAGATTTTCCGTCTCTATACAATTCCATTGCGTAATCGATGGCAGCACAGATTTTCCGTGTATGATAACCGATAGTGAAAGGCTCGCTGTGATTCTGCCACGTGTACTGCATGAAGTTCAGGTGATGGTCTACGGCTTCAAGGCGGCGCAATAAGAGAAGTTTTTCAAGTTCGTAATCAGTCGATTGATTCCGTGCCATCAAGTCCCTCTATTTCCTGCCGGATTTCCTCAGCAAGCTTTCTGCGTTCTTCCGGGTCGTCAGGAATGTCGCTTTTTGCTTCTGTCAGTTCAATCTGAGTAACAGGCTTTGTATAAAGATATGTCATCAGCTCGCTTGCGACTTTGGCGCGCACCTGAACAGGAGTTCTTTTATCGCGGAACATAGAAATCATTCCGGCAAGTATTTCCTGCTCTGGAGTAAGTTTAATTTTCTTGATGACATTGCCCTTTTCATCACGCTTGAGAATTGGCTCTGAAAAAAGTTTTTTGTGAACTTCAAGAAGGTCGGTTTTTATTCCTGTCGCTCCCTTCGGTCTTCCCTTTGGATTTCCTGATTGTCCTTTAACGAATTTTCCCATAGTTTCAAATCCTGTAAAAAATCTGTAAATTCAGTGAAAAACTGCCGTTTTTTAAGCAATTTTATCCGTTTTTTTGCGTTTTTTCAACTTTTATAATAATACAGTTTTTATTGAATTTAAACAAAAAAAACGCCCCAAAAAGGAGCGTTTTATAAAACTATTCAAGGCAACCGCTTGTTATCGGTTTTCCGTTTTCCTTTGCCCATTGCGTATATCTTCTGCGGATAACATCACAATATCTTTCGTCTAACTCCATAATCCTTGCCTTTCTGCCATTTTTCTCACAAGCGATTAGTGTTGTACCACTACCACCAAATCCATCTAAAACAATATCCCCACCTTTTGTAGAATTTTTTATCTGATATTCAAACAGTTCTACGGGCTTCATTGTTGGATGCTCCTTGTTTACAGTCGGTCGCTTAAAGTCCATAACTGTTGTTTGTTTTCTGTCGTTATAAAAGACGTGCCCCCCCCATCTTTCCAACCATAAAGACAAGGTTCGTGTTTCCATTGATAGTCATTTCTGCCTAATACAAGAGAGTTTTTATTCCAAATCAAACACTCTCGGATTTTGAAACCTACATCTTGGCAAGCACCCCTAAAATTATACCCCTGCAAATCTGCGTGCCAAATATAAAATGACGCTCCGCTTTTCATATTATCCTTAAAGACTCGGAATGAGTCTATCAAAAATTGCCTAAACCTCGCATCATCCATATTGTCGTTTTCGATTTTTAATTTGTCTTTTGTTCCGCCTTCATAATTAACATTGTACGGTGGGTCGGTTATGAGAAGGTCAGCTTCAACTCCGCCCATAAGCCTTGCTACATCTTCTGCATTGGTGCTATCACCACACATAAGAATTGAATTGCCTAGTTCGTACATTTCACCACGCTTTGAAACAGGCTCGCTTTTTTCGTCTACTTCGGGAACTTCATCGTCTCCTTCGGTTTCTGCAGCATCTTCTTCACTGACGTTCGAGAAATCTAATGTAGAATCCGGCAGAGCAAGCTCTTCAAAGTTCAAATCAAGCCCCGAAGCAAACTCAAGCACGGACTCCTTCGACATCTTTCCGTACTGAGAATTCAGGCGCAGAAGTTTCTGCTTTGCTTCCTTCTTGTCCTTGCATTCAATGTATACAACAGGAAGGTCCGGGATTTCATATCCGTCTTTCTGCATCTTGCAGAGCGTTGCAAAGCGACCGTGTCCGTCACAAAGATAATTTTTCTTGTCCTTTTTGTCACGCCAGATGAACATCGGAAACGAAAATCCGTATTTGATTATTGAAAGCTTAATCTTGTCATAATCAATGTCAGTCCGTTCCTTGAGCGTTCCCTGCAGCTCAGTCATTTCCGCAAGGTTCAAGTGATCCTGCGTAGTACACTTAATTTCAATGGTTTTATCATTTTGTTTTGCCATTTGATTTTTCCTCCAAAGATATAAAAATAATAAAATAAAGTTAGAAATATCTCAAGAAAAAACAACAATCATAGAATCATGCTGACCTGCTCCGCGTGAAACAAAATTGCCGCCTGAATTATTTCTTGCTTTCGGTGTTTTCATTTTCAGATTTCCTTTCGATAAATAAATCGCAAACCCACGTTTTATCAATTTTATTGCTGATACATTTTGCAAGCGGATTATTGCATTTAATATCGACCTTACCGATTTTAAATTCATAACCAGTACAATAAGTGCAGTTTTCGCAGGCGTGTTTTATTTTGTCAGATCTTCTAAGATGGAATGATTTTATAAAATCTTTGGTCTGTTTTGTCATTTAAGCATTTCCTCGATAATACTTTTTGAAACTCCGTTTTTATATTTTTCCTTTATGGCAGCAAGTTTTTCAGGAGAATTCTTGTAATGTTTTCCGCTGAAACGTTTATTGTTTTTTGCCATTGCGTAATACTTTCCATAAAGAATGTCATATTTTTCCTTACCAATCTGCAGTCTATAATTTTGTAACTCATCTTCCAGTTTTTTCATTTCTATTCACTCTCCTTTAGTTCTGGAAGTACAATTTCTTTCCAAGCGATAACATCTTTTGGTAAATGTTCATCTGAATAACCTTTACTTTTTTCAACAAACAATTTTACATCTTCATTCATAAATGATTTTTTGTAAAAACCTAAAACTGTTCGTTTTCTTATTAAGGTTTCGCCACCAACTCCATAATAACAATTCACATAAAATATCAGTCGTGTTTCTTCGTCACATTTCGGAAGTTCACCCTTTGACGGATAATGCCATTCGTTAGCCTTATTAACCAATTCAAGTTCTTTTGCTTTGATGAGTTGTTCTTCGATATGATGACAGTAATCAAGATTATCGTTATAAACTTTGTTACTCATTTCAAGTTGCTTTTTCAGTTTTGCGTTTTCTTTTTCAAGTTTCTCAATGTAAGCAACAAGTTCACCTGCTTCATAAGTCTTTTTATTTATGGTCAGTGTCATTCTGATACCTCTTTCAAAAATTTCTCTGCTTCTTTATAGTTTTCCTCGTATTCTCTTGAATCTATTTCTGCAAACACCATAAGATTTTTAATAATTTCCTTTGCTTTGGTTACTTGTTGGTGTCTTAATTTGTGACTCGGTAAAAAGTAATTCACAAACGCTATATGTTCTGTAATCACCATCTTTGAAACGAATTATTAAAGTTTTCATTTTCTATACCAGCATATCCAAAAAAGCTATACAACTACAATCAGTAATTTTAGTTTGACCACAATCTTGAACTTGGAAAGAATCCTCTGTTACATTAATCAACATTCCCGGTGAACCCAATAAATCAAAATAATCACATCCGCTCAAAACATAATCACCTATATGTTTTCTAGCTTCTTCTCTTTCATCTTTATTGTAGGCATAAACCATCTTTAGTGTTAAAAGTGTCATTTTTTTCTCCGTCCTTGACAATTTAAATTTATTTATTTTTCGTAGTTGATTTTCAAAATCCATAAATAATTTTAATCCGGCCAATAAGTCAGTCATTATTCACCCTCTTTCAAAAAACTCTTCAACTTCACTTCTCAACTCCGGGTTTCTGAGATAAGTATTAAGACATTTTTTCAGTAGCTCTGTTGCTTTTGATATTTTAGCTGAAAGTTGTTCTTTTTCAGCTAACAATTTGCTTCGTTGATTTATTAGATTATTATTCAAATCTTGTAAATCACCTTTAGTCATTTTCTCAATCTGTGCTTCCAACACTGTATTATCCTTAGTTAAATCAGAATTGATTGTTTTAAGTCCTTCAATTTCTTTTTCGTTTCCAACAACTACTTCTTTAAGTTGCATATTTTCAACATTAAGATAATTATTTTCTTTCAGAACTGAAAAGTATTTCTTCTTCAACACTGTAAGATAAAATGCTCTGTCTCTATTCCAAACATTAGTTCCTTCTGCACCGACAAACCCTAACCAGAAATCAAACTCTTTTAGTTTCTTATTTCTTTCTTCTTCAAGTTCCCGAACTTTGTCATCGTGTTTCTGACGTTCTGCCTGTTCCATAAGTTCAAAATCTTCATCTATCATCTTCTCTATCCTCAAATACAACTGTTACACCTTGATTAGTAGGAATAACTGTCATTGCAGTCCTTCTTTTGTCATAAGAATTATTTACGATTGATACATCACAATCGGCATACCCCATATTGCAGTATTTCTGCAATTCGTCTGTAATTTCACCTAATGTCATTTAATCATTCTCCTTTACAAAATCTTTATATAAAACAAGATTCCAAAAAATATCATTATCCTGCTTTATAATACGAATTTCCTTATCCTGATTCTTGTTTGTTTCAAAACTGTTTGAGTTCACAGCTTCCTGGTGTTTCATGAAATCTTCAAGTTTTTTTAAAGTCTGAAAGTTTGTGTAAAACAACACAACGTCAAGAATTAAAGAAACAATAAAAGCCGATATAAAACAGAATTTTGAAGCGTTCATTTTATTCCTTTTCCCTGATTGATTCTTCTTCGTATAAAATCACTTTTCCTTTAGTTGTAGCATACAAACGTTCTTTTTTTGCTCCTTCACTTTGCCGCCAGTTTTTGAGCATATAAACACATTCGCAAATATCAATCATTGCAAAGCAAATATGTAAATAATCACCATGAGAAACTTCGTCATAAGCAGGTAAAACAGTCGGAATAAAAACCCGGTGACCTTGTTCTCGTAACATTTTTGCAGCTTCTTCAAACTTTTTATCGCTTTCTTCTTTTGAAAGTCCTGTTATTTTTCCGGCAACGTATATTGTCATTTTATTACCTCCAGCAACCGCAAGGCGATCCGTCTAAAAATTCAAAATCATTGAATAGAACATTAAAATCTGTTCTGTCAAGATTTCCGCCGATTGTAACACCGTAAGGAACTATTTCAGTTATCAAAGATTCTCGTTCCGTTCCTTTTAATCTCACCCAGATATTAAGTTTATCAAGAACATGATAGTGAACAAATCCATTTCCAAGCTCAATCTCAAGCAAATTTTTATACGTTTCTATAAGCTCCTTATTGTCTTTGAATGGTCTGCAATGTTTCTGCGTTTCTGTCAGTTTATTTTTCGGTTTAAATTCATCATCAGGCTTTATTCTGTATTCAGCCAGGTTCTCAATAATATCATTACAGATTTCTTTTAAATTTACACCTGTTTCTGTTACCCATTCTTTACCATTATAAAATTGAATAGTCTTACCTTCTGCAATTGCTGTGATAACAGGCAGCATTTTCTTTGCTATTTCTTTCTGTTCCATTTTTCTACTCCCACGTAAAATATGACTTTTTTCGTCTAAAATATGTCTAAAGTTTATCTAATTTTCCGCTCGTTTTCTGTTCTTTTCAAGGCAGTCTTTTAAGGCTTCTTCAATATCAACATTTTCTTGCGCTGCTATAATTAAAATACACATAATTACATCCGCAAGCTCTGAAGAAAAATCTTTTCTCTGTTTTAACTCATCATCAATTATAGATTCATGTAGAACAGTAAAAGCCTCAGTAGCTTCTACAACTTCCATTGCGCAATGTTTTAAAAGATTCAGCGTTGAACCTTTTTCAACAGATCCGTTTTTTTCCCTTGCCTTTGAATATTCAAGAGCAATTTTTGAAATAAAATTTAAATCAATCATATTTTTCCTCTCAACTCTAAAGTAATGAAGGTAAATAACAAGTTTTTTTAATTCTTTTTTCAGCCCACTCACACTGTTTTTCTGATATTTCAGACCCAATATAGTGTAGATTCATTTCTTTACAGGCAACGGCTGTTGTTCCTGTTCCCATAAAAGGGTCGTAGATTACCCCCCCCCTCGGAGCGTAGATTTTTAATAACCTTTTACACAAATCTGTTGAATATGTGGCTTTATTATAAGGACAAGATTCGTCATTGTTTTTTGCTTCAATGTAATTCGGTATAGAACTATACATTTTTTGCTTTGAACCTTCTCTAATACTTATTATATTTTTATTTGCATAAAAAGTCTTAAACTCTGTTTTTCGGCAGAATACAAAAATAAACTCACAGATTCTTGTTAGTCTATTCGGACTGCAATTATTAGGTAAAGCATTTTTTTTATGCCAAGAAATAATATCTGCACAATCAAATACTGTTTTTCTTGTTATATCCGAAATCAATCTTAACATCGGTGTTGCACCGTCTTGTCCATAAGATACATTCCATAAAATACAGCCATTTTGTTTTAGTATTCTGGCAAAGTTCTCAAACAAAGTAATTACATATTTTGAGTAATCTTCATCTGTCATTGTATCAATAAAGACATCATATCTTACATGAGTATACTGACCTTTTTTTACGGTTATATTTTCAAGTGTCCTACTTTTTCCAGCTTTTTTATTTGTATTATAAAATGGAGAAGTTAATACAACATCGACTGAGTTCGGATCAATTTTCTTTAATGTTTCTAAATTGCTTTCATTGTAAATAACATCAATCATCTTTTCCTTCTTTTTTCTGAATGTATTTCCAGGCCGCAACAATTCCAACTTCTATTGCAAATGCTATTGAAACCGTAGCCAAAATCCATAAAACCGCAATTAAAACAATTTTCATTTTTCTGCCTCCTTATAAAACTCCATAAAAAAAGTCTTTGTGCAACGTCTGGAACTTTACTTGCAGCATTCAGGGACTAAATAGAATAACTGCTTTCTCTATCACTTGCACCGCCCGACACGGCTATTCTGTATAAAACTCTGCTTTTCAACGAACCTTTACAGAGTTTTCTTCAGAACAAACTTATTATTATAAAGTAAAAAACGTGAACGCGGTCTTTTCCCGCCGTCAATATTTTTCACACCATACGGTGTTACTTACTAAAATTAAGCCCCGATAACCTCCGGCAAACCTAAAAGACTTTTCCCCTCAGATATTCCTATCTTTAAGTTATTATTCCAGTACTTAGAAACTTCAGCTTCACTTATTCCAAACTCTTCAGCGGCTTCCGTCTTATCGTGAATCCAGCCGTTAATACGTGCCATTTCAACATTAAGTTTTTGCATGAATTCCTTGCAAAATTTTATATGTCTGTTTCCGTTTTTGTAGAGTTTAAGATTGCAAAAAAGTTCACCCTTTCGTGTATAAATATCACGGTTCTGCCAGTCTGAAAGCTCTATATCATCATATTTTCCAGGTATGTTCAAATCAAGCGGAAATCCTAAATTTTCCGCAATTACACTCATATCATAAAGAAAATCAAGGCATGAACCTGAAAGGCGGCATTTATACCAGTCCGTTTCAAAATTATGCCAGTCTGAAACGATAATCCTGTAATCAAGCATAATATTTGAAAGCGTTTTAATTGCTTTGTCAGTCCTGAATCTTCCGTATTCAAAACACTGCTCTTTTAGGTATTTCCAGTCTGAATCATTCCACCTTTTATTAGACTTATAACGGTGGATATTTTCAGGCTTTGCAAGATCAAAAAAGAATTCTGTTACCTGCTGGTCGAAAAGTGTATTTGAATGTCTGATAATCCACATAGTAAGCTGAAAAATATTTTCAAGCGTAAAATCTATTGCAGTATTATCGGTTAAACGGTTTGTTACTTTCTGACGGCCCTTAGTTGTAAGGCGGCTTGTAATTTTATCATAACGCTTGAAAAGCATATCCCAATAAAGATGTTTCAAACCCTGAAGCCGTTCTTTGAGTGATTTTTTAAGCATGGGAACATCAACCTTTAATTCTTCAAAGATTTCAGCGTCAAGTTTTTCTAAAGCTCTGTAATTATTATAGAGCTTTTCCATATCATCATTATAGAATTTTACAAGCATTTCAGCAGTATCACCCTTTTCGATAATTTCCTGCCTGTGTTTATGGTTTTTCTCCCATTCGCTTTCATGTTCCTTTATTTTTTCGGCATTAAGTGAAAATGTATTATCAAACCAAGTATCAAACGGATCAGTTACGTTTCTGTCGTATCTTGAACCGTTTATAAATTCTGCGTCAGGTCTTATTCCTATAACTTCAACGTTTGCGCGTGCTTTTCGTTCTGCATTCTGAAAATCAAAAAATCCGATTGAATCAAAGGTGTATTTTCTTTTTTCAAGTGCAAGTTTTATTCTTTCAGAATTGCGCCAGCGTTCAGGAATTACAAGAACTATTTTTTTTGTGTTTCCTTCAAGAATAATCTTTTCAGCCCATTCTTCAAATTCTGAATAAGGCGGATTGCAGAAAATGCAGTCTACTTTTTTATCAATAAGGGTATTCGTTCTGAAATCTGAACCTAAAAGAATTACATCTTCTGGAAGCTGTTCTGCAAGAATATACGATTTTTCTATTCCGTATTTTTTATAATGCTGATGTAATTTTGAAAAGTGGTTTTTATGTTTATAATCATCGTTATAGAAGAAATCTGTTTTATCTAACTTCTCAAAAAAAGCACCGTTTCCGCAGCCTATATCAAGAACGGAATAAACGTCTGTTCCGTGTTCAGAAATCCATTCAGCGGCTTTGTTTACTATTTCTTGTGTTGACGGATAAAATTCTGTTTCTTCTGACTGCTCATGCTGACTGCTTACAAGCTGAGCAATTGATTTTCTTTCGTTGGTCAAGTTCTACTCCTTTGCAGTTGTCGTTCCTGCGTATTTTCATTATTGCACAATCTTGTTGTATTGTCAATAACTTTTTACTAAATTATTTTACATTCCCAAGAGCTGCATATTTTTGAACGTCAACAAAACGAATAACAGGAGCAGCAACTTTTTCTATTGTAAAATAGAACCATCCGGAGGCCATAGCTCCCACGTAAAATAGTCCATCTTCTCTTTCTTCGGTTCTGTAATCAACATATCGGCTGAAAACCCATATTTCTTTCAGGTATTTAAAAATCCCGCTTTCAAGGCGTGATTGTGTTGAAAGATAGTTTAATCTGCCTATTGTTATAAGCGATTCAAGGTTTTCTTTTCTTAAAACTGCCATAACACAATCATCCCAGATTGTAAATGGAAAATTTGTTACAATGTTTGCACTGCACCACTGGTCAAGGTTTGAGTGTAAAATATCATTGTGCATTATATCTTTCCGCTCCATCCTGCATGATTGCTGCACTTGCCACAACAAAAAGCCCATTGAATCCCCAGCCTTTCCAATAATCATTAGAAAACTTTTTAACTTCCTTAAAAATTGCATTAGGTTTTGGAAAAAACTTTGTTTCCGAGATTTTCAAATCTTCCATTAAAATATACTCCTCATATTTACAGTATGAAATCTGTTATCATAATTATATTTTTCTTTTGTTTCGTCTTTCAATTTCTGCGGCTTGTCGCATTTGAAATCACGGCAGATCGTAGGTCTTACTTCATAAATGTTACATTTTTTTTCGGTGTTGTTTCTGAACGGACAAGTCAAATCAAAATCGACGTTAGATTTTTTTACAGGCTTGATGTGTTTTCGCTTTATATAACGCTTTATTGCTTTTATTTCCTCTTTCGTAACTGGAAGTATTGCAGTACAGCAGTTTCCGCAGGAAACACATTTTCCGTCTTTCGTAAAGTTATAAACACCATGTTTTACATCATTCCAGAATTCATCAAGAGTTGCTGTTTTCGGCATTTTTCATCTCCCTTGAAAGCTCACTTGTTTTATGTTTCAGCTTTGCAATTAAAAGCCCTTTTTCAGTAAGTCCAGCATTATCAAAGCGCAGACCCTTATTATTCATAATTGCGTGTTCTGCTCTTGTTACTAACATAAGGTTCGATATATCAACATTATCCTTATTGTTATCCTTAAATACAATGTTACATCCGTCCGGAATCTTTCCATTATGCTTTTCCCATTCAATAATGTGTTTGAATTTCCATTTATTCGGTTCTGCAATTTTTATTTTATGATAACCTTCTTTGTCTACAACTTCCGTTCCGATTTCCTTATGATTTGGCGGAACCTGACCTTTTTTAAACCATGTTTTTTCGGTTCCAGGAAAGTGTAAACCTTTTTTACCTTTAATCCACGGAACATGACCTTTCTGAAACTGACCTGTAATACCTGAAACAAGTTTGTGATTTTTTCTGAATACCTTAATTTGATTTATTTTATAATCAGTTTTGAATTCAGCGTTTACAAGTTCCATTATTTCAATTGTAGTTTTTCCGTAATTATTTGCAATTATGAAATCTGTAATTTCTTTTGGAAAAACTTTACTTTCGCCTTTCGGCGGCACATAATGCTTTCCGCTTAGAATATGGTTATTTTTCTTATAACTTCGTAATTTCACAACCGTCATTTCACCGCCAAAACGTTTATTGTATTCCTCAATGACTTCTTTACTTGTCCGCCCCGGAATAAAGTCTTTGAGGAATTGCCGCTGCTCATCTGTGTAGACTCTTTTCATTTTAAAACTCCTAGAAGTTTTTTTTGTTCTTCCTTTTTAGCTTTTACAGCATTTTCACTGTCTTTCGTTGATATTAGAGAAGGAAGCTCATTATTCAAAAGTCCGCATGATTCCGCAGTTTTTATTGCTGAAATTTGGATACTTGCAACTTTAAGAATCTGAGAAGAAATTGAAGTCATGGCTTTAGTTTTCTTAATTTCTTTTTCAAGTTCTTCATTACTTAATTCGCCGCTGTTTAAAAGTTCAAGCTGTGCAAATAAATGATTATTTAAGTCTGAGAGATTATTCTGCATATTTTTCTACTCCTGTTTTATTAAAGTTCCGTCGAAAACTTCTAATAATATTCTTACACTAGAAGGGAATATCTTCCGGGAAATCTCCTTCCTCACCGCCATAACTGTTATTTTCTGCAGGTTTGAATGCCGGCGCACCTGAGCTTTGTCCGCCGTCAGATTTTCCGCCCAAAAGCTGCACATTGTCAGCAACAATTGAAACCTTAGAAAACTTCTGTCCGTCCTTTTCCCAGCGGTCCTGTTTAAGATGTCCGTCAACAGCAATCATTTTTCCTTTTGTAAGATAAGGCTTTAAATTCTCTGCTGTTTTTCCCCAGATTGTAATGTCAAAATAACTTACTTCGTCACCCCATGAGCCGTCTGCCTGTTTCCTGCTTCTGTTTACGGCAATAGATACATTTGCTCTTGCCATTCCATTTCCTACATAACCGAAGTTCTTTTCATCACTTCCCAAGTCTCTTGTAAGTCTACCAATAAGCACTACATGATTTAAATCTGTCATAATTTTACTCCTGTTCTGTCATTTTTCTGACAATCTTTATTTTTTACGTCTGTAATCAGGCGCGTCATACATTTTAATAATTTTTGAATCCTGCCCAAGTCTTGAGATAATATCATTTCCGAGAAAGTTTTCAAAACACTCCTCACATCCTTTTTTTCCATGCGGACAATCACTACTAAGATGTGTATTTGACGCAAGGACAAACGGCAAATGCCGCTGGTGTCTTTTATCCAGAATAAAACTGAGCCAGTTTAATTCCGCGCTGCTTCCTTTACTTCTGCCCATTTCGTCAATAAACAACATCGGTATAGACGCAAGTTCTTTTACAATTTCAAGTTCTGATTTTTTTGCAAGCGGCGAATAAGCCTGCCGGATCATCGTTGAAATTTCATACATGGAATAAACTTTTCCATCAAGAGCTTTTACAGCGCAGGTTCCAAGATGTGTCTTTCCGCCGCCGTTTGAACCTAAAAGAATAACCTTTCCGTGTTTCTGCTCAATCAGTTCCTTTATTGCCTTTTTTGCGTCTGCCTGAGACTGAACTTGTGGCACGTAAGAATCCAAAGTCGAAAAATAAAATTCTTCTTCAATGTTCATTTTCTGCATTTTTTCTATAAACACTCTTTTATTTTTTTCTTTTCGCTCCTGCTCTTCTTTTTCGTTAAGTTCTTTTTCATATTCTGCCTGACATAAAGGACAAAATGCTTCTGAAGCCTTTCCGGCTATTATAGCAATATTACACTCAACAGGACCGTGTTTCTCACAAACAAAAGTTTTTCTGATTGTGTTGAATAATAAGTTGGTTCCTGTACTTTTTACATTTTCCATTCTTACTCTCCTAGCCTAAGTTTTCCTTCCATGTAGATTTTTTCAGCTTTTTTTGGTTCGTCTTTTGCAACAGGTTCAAGATAGCGCGAAATTCCGCCTTTTAAAACAAAACGGTCAGGAGTTGCAGGAATCCATCTTCTTTGAATCGCTCCGGAATTGATTCCGTCTGCAAAATTTGCAAAGGCTTTTTCAATCTGTTCTTTTGTCGGTTTTGATTCTTCCCAATATCGTTTCCAGTCTTTCGGGTTTTCAATCGGAGCTGTTACCTGGAATATACAGATTCCGTCTTTGTCTTTAGTCGTATGCCACAACTTCAAGAAAAGTTTCTGCTCTTCCGACATTTTTGGATCATCCGCTTTTTCTTTAATTGTTTCTTCGGAAAAACCTAAGAATTCTTCGAGCGGATAGCGGTAACCAACCTGAGCAAGAAATTCAATTAATTCATGGTCAAGGTCTTTTAAGATTCGTGAAATTCCTTTCTGAATATTTGCGTTTGCGCATTTCTGATGATGTGGCCATGCCGGAAGAACTATGTATTCTCCATGTCGATAGGCTTTACCATCATCCTCAAATTTCTGCATGATTTTCTCAACCTGCTTTTCGTCCAAGCCTGTATCAAAAATTATTCGTTTTTTTGGAAGTTTGTAAACTCCGGCGATATTTGTAAGAGAGTTAGTAAGAAGATATAAGTATAAGCCTTTTTCTGCGAAGTCAAGGCTCATAACCCATTCATCATCCCAGAATGATGTTGAAATATAACGTTTCATTTTTCTGCTCCGTTTATCAGCCGCCTGTCGTCTGGCGGCCTTTCATTTAGTCTATATTATCATTAATAACGCCGAATTTTTCAATATCTTCATCAAAATCTTCTTCAGATTTTTTAGAAATTTCTTCCGCTATTCCTAAAACTTCCCTTACAGAATTATCCCTTATGGCTGCAAGGTCAATATCAAGACATTCAAAGATTCTCTGCCATTCAGATTCTTCAACATTTGAAATTCCGGGTTTTGTCCTGTAGCCACTTAAAAGCGATTTAACCATAGTTCTTAGAAGCAGTCCGCGGTTTACTTTCAAGAGTTTTTCAAATTCATCAAAAGAATAAGGCTTTACATCCTTATCAAATCCCGGAAGTTCTTTAAGTTCGTTTATCTGACAGTTCAGAAGAACAATAAGCGCAATCTGTTCCTTATCAAGAATTTTATCGTCGCTGTCTGTAAATACGGCTTCTTTCAGTTTTTTTTCAAAACTGTCATTTATATTTCTTCTTACTTCCCACCAGTTAGAAAAATTTTCGAGAACAGGCTTTTTCTTTTCGTCTGGAAGACATCTGCATACATCTTCAATTTCTTTAAGCTGCGAAAGTTCCCATGCAGTCGGTTCTTTTTTATCTTCCTTATCCTCATATACAGATTTTATGTCTTTTACTTTTGCAAGTTCTACAACTTCAAAAGATTTTCCGTTCCAGCAAGGAGCAAACTCAACTTTTTTCAGGGCTTCAAGTTTTGCCTTTATTCCTGTATCTTCTTCCGGCGTAATATCTGTAAGGTTTTCTTCATCTTCTGAAATCTCATCAATTTTGATGCTCAAATCAAGATTATCAGGAATTTTTTCTGCTGTTACGATACGGTTATATTCTGCACCGCCGTTTTTCTTGTTGAACTTTTCAAATTCATTTTCAATATATTCTTTGTAATTCTTCAGGAAACATCCATGATCCAAACATCTGTCGCAGGTTTCTGCAAGTTCAGGGAACAAGGTTTTGTCAGAATAGCGCGTTCGTTTCGGGCAGTTTTCGCATGATTTACAGTCACCGAGTTTATTTACATAATCTTCGGAAACTTCTGAAACAATTGCCCTGACTTCCCATTCTGAAATAGTTCCCCATGTTTTTTCCTTGCATTTATCGGCACATTTCTTTTGAGCCTCTTCGGGTAGTTCAGCCGCCATTGCAGCAATATGAAGCGGCAGTTTTTCAGCCTTATAAAGTTCCTTCATTTCAGGGATAAGTGAAGCAAGTTTTGCCCTCTGGTAAACTGTTTTTTTATTGCGGCAGAATAAAGCTGCAAGTTCTTCAACTGGAGTTCCCTTTTTAAGTTCATTCGCGTAAAGTAATCCTTCATCAATAGCGTTCATTTCTTCGCGGGCTGCATTTTCCGAAAGTGCAATCATTTCTTCACTGTCTGCGTCTATCTCGTCCGGTTCGTACACATCAGCGCGAATTTCTTCCCAGCCAAGAGATTTTGCTGCAGTCACGCGCCTGCGCCCTGCTATAATACGGAATGTATAATCACTTTCAACAGTTGCTTTTACAACGGTTACAGCGTTAATCTGACCGTACTTTTCAAGGTTTCTTGCAAGTGAATCAATGTCACCTTTTCCGCCTTCGGTTCTGTCCTCGTTCATTTCGATTTCAGAAATTTTAATTTTTCTTGTTTCCATTGTTTCTACTCCCTGAGCTTTATAAGCTCTCCATTGCGATTTTCTGTTCAATCATAGCTTTAACTTCGTTAGAATGAGTTATTATTATTGTATGACGTAACTTTGCAGCGTCATGGCTTGCCTCAAGCATTCGACAATAAGCCGTTTTTGCAGAAGCGTCAAGCGCACCGTCTGTTTCATCCTGAAAACAGGTAAGGAATGCAAATCCAGTGTTTCTTCTGCGGATAACTGCAAACGCGTCATATATGGCACGCTTTATCCATACAGATTCACCGCCGCTCTTGTTTTCAAGCGTTGTTACATCTCCGTTGTCGTTTACCATAATCTTGAAATCTTCAATCTGCTTTGTTTTTTTGCCGGAACCACCGATTCTTGTTGTTTCTATACTTATAGAGAATCGGTCTCCGTAACCTGATTTTAAGATTCTGTTAGCAGTTTCAGAAATTCCTGGCGCAAGCGCGTCAAGTTCAAGAGCCTGTATTCCGTCCTTGCCAAATGCCTTTGAAACAAGTTCCCATTCTGTAGCTTCAATTCTTGCCTTTTCGGAATCTTTCTTTACTTTTTCAAGTTCCTTTTCGCTTTCGGCAATTTCTGCAAGCGTCTTTTTATCTGCTTCAATTGTCGCGTTTAAGGCTGCAATCTTTTCTTTCAAAGCTGTATATTCTCTGGTTACTTCATCAAGGTTAGTCTGCGCTTCGTCAAATTCAATTCCGGCTTTATCGTTTCGCTTTGCCTGATTTTCTCTGAGCATAACATTTGCATTCTCAAGAAGTTTTTTCTTGTCAGAAATCTGAACGGTTAAGCCCTCGTTTCTGATTGCAGACGTTTTCGCAGTTTCAAGCTCTGATTTTGCTTTATTTATGTCGATTGTCTGAAGTTCAGCATTTGCCTTGTTTTCAATCGTTGAATCAAATACATCCTGAACAGGCTTTGCAGGCTCTGAAAATGCAAGTTCTGAAATTTCAGTTTCAAGCTCCGTGATTTTCTTTTCTGTTTCATTAAGTTTCTGCTTGTTTTCAGATATTTTATCTTCAAGAACTTTTACCGCGGCGCTTGCTTCTTCTCTTTTTGCGTTAAGTTCTGCAATCTTTTCTACCGGCAATTTCTGTCCGCAAGTCGGGCAGGTATCAGAGATTTCAGCTAAATCACGTTCCTTGAATTTGATTTCATTTTCCGCGCTTAAAATATCTTTTTCAACAGAATTCTTCTTAACCTTAAAACTGTCGATGCAATGCTGAATTTCGCCTTTTTTAGCGTCAAATTCGGCTTTTTTCTGTAGATATTCGCTCATTTTAGCGTTGTTTGCTTCGTTTATTGCAGCTCTTTTTTTCTGTTCGTCTGCAAGAACTTTCTGCAAATCTTCGTATTGAGCTATTATCTTTTCGTTTTCGGCTCTTTTTTCTGCGGCGGTCTGATTTATTAAAATCTCTTTTTCAATTCCAGAAATTTCAACTTCAAGTTTTGTTACATCTTCCTGAAGTTCAACTTCTTTCTTTCCGCGTTCCTTTTCGGCATTGTATCGTTCCTGAGCTTCGTTTAACTTTTCTCTTGCAGCTTTTCCGTTTTCGATAATCTTATCAAGTTCAGACTGTTTTTCTTTTACCGATGTTTCGGAATTCAGAAGGCTCTCTTCAATTTCTGTTTTTCGGTTCAAAGTTGATTCCAGCATCTGAATTTTGATTTCTGAATCATGTACAAGATTTTCGTTTGATTTTACTTTTTCATTTGCAGCATCCGCAAATTTCTGTAAATAGTCAATTCCGGCAAGTTCAACAAAAAGAGTTTTCTTTTCTCCGGCTGTAGCGTCTGTCAGGTCAGGAAGATTCTTTGTCGGTCTTTGAGTAATAAACGCAGTTCGCAAATACAATTCTATCGGGCCGAACGTCTGAGCAATAAAATCTTCATAAGGTTTCAGGTTCTTGTCAACTCCAGGAACTGCATTCCATGTTTTGCCGTTATCGTATGATGTAAAAGCAAAATAATTACATGATCCTGATTTTGTTTCTCCATCAATCTGTATAAGGCATTTAACCATGCGTCTAGAATCTCTGTCGCGGTAGACAACTTCGCGGAAACTATTGCGCAGTCTGAACTGTTCCTGGAGCTTGTCTTTTCTCGTAAGCAACTGCGGATAAGGATGGCAGTTTTCAATAAGCGTTGTTTTTCCTTTTCCGTTTTCGCCGGTCAGTGCAATAAGTCCTGAATCGTAAGAATCAAAATCTATTGCAATTTCATCCTTGCCGATTCCCTTATAGATTCCAATTGATCCGCGTAATTTAAGAGAGACAAGCTCCCATGCGCCTTGGGCTTTTGCATTTCCTTTTGAAATTTCTGTATCAAGTTCGGCAATTTTCTGCAAAACAGAATCTTTAAGTTCAAGCCCTGTATTTGAAGCCCATACCTTGAATTTCTCAGAAACTCCGCAGGCTTCCGTAATTTCAGCAGCTCTTACTGTTTCCGTAGGAATTTCGTTGATTGTAACACGGCTTCCCTCTACTGCTCCGTGTTTTTTTAGTTCAGAAAGAATCTTGTCTTCGTCAAGCAAAACGCGTTCTTCTTTTGTGCAGGTAATTTCTACCCATACACGTTTTCCAAAGTATTCATCATCAAATTTTACATCACATCCGCCCTCAATCTTTATATTCTGCGGATGTGGAAAATCTACACGCTGAACGTCTGTTTCTTTTCCAGGTTCAATCTTTACAAAATTAAATCCGGCCTTGTGAGTTTCGCCGAAGTCTTTCGGGTAGATACTTCCGGCATAATAAGCCGGAAGATTTCCTACTTGCTGCGGCTTGTGGATATGTCCAAGCGCGTAATAATCTGCACCAATTGAAGATAGTTCATCAACTGAAATTGCGATTCCTGTTCCCCTCTCAATTGTCCGGTCATTCTGTAAAGAACTTCCGGCAATATCACCATGATAGAGCATGACACAAGGAATATTTGAGTATTCCCGGCGGATTGAAGCAAGCAAGAAACAGACTTTCTGCATTGCGTCTCTTATTGCGCCTTCGGTCTCGTCCTTTCCGACTGTCGCATTCGCAAGCAGGTACTTTTTTCTAGGTTCAGGAATTCCAAATATCAGAGCTTCCGGGGCTGTTGATGTTTCAACAACTTTTCCGTTTTCCAGAAAATAAGGCTTTGCAGCTTCAAGAATTGTGATTGTGTTTTTTGCCTTAATTTTTCTGAAAACTTCAAGGCTTCCGTCTGTGTCGTGAGAAGGCGTTCCGTAGATCATCACAACAGGAGCAGCGTCTGCAAGATTTTGAATTGATGTTACAAAATCGTTGAATCCGCTTGCCTCTGTGTTCAGCATAGAAGCGTCCCATGTATCACCGGCAATTGCAACAAGGTCAACAGGGTTACTTCTAAGAAGATCTCCCAGAAGTTCAAGCGATTTAAGAGCTTCGTTCTGATGTTCTTTGCAGCAATGCAGGTCAGAAATATGAGCTATTTTCATAATTCAATTCCTCTGATTTTCAAAAAGTCTTTAACTCTTTGAATCATGGCTTTTCTTGTTTCAACGGAAGCGTTGAAGTTATTAGGATCAAGTTCTTCCATTGCCATTTGATAAGGGTTTACACCAGTTTTAAGCGTTCCGTCAAGTTTTTCTTTGTAAGTTTCGCAGTATTCGCGCAAAGTTTTTGTAAGTTCATCAAATCCTCCGCTCTGTGTTGCAGTTCCGCTAAACGCTTCATCTGCGCCCTCGTAAGAAACATCTTCAAATTCCGCGTCTGTTTCAGGAAGTGCGGCTCTTGTTTCCGCAGTAACCTGAGCAGGTTTTTCATTTTCAGTCGTTTCAATTCTTCTGCCGCCGAAAAGAGAAGCAACATCAACACCCAGAGCCTGAGCAGAAGCCATTGCGCGGCCTTCTTTGGTCTGCAAGATGTAATCTGTGTTTTGTGCAAATCTACCGAAAACAAGCGGCTTTTTTGCGTCGTCGGCTGAAAAGGCTGTCGGCATATTTGTAAGCTCGCGGATAACTCTAAGGCGCGCTCCTGTCTCTGCTCTTTGTCTCGCAACCTTGGTATATTCCAAAATTGTCTGAGCTAAAGTTTTGCCCCATTTGTTTTTAGTCTGCTTTGTCTGAGCGTTCAGTTCTGTTACATTGTAATCAAGCATTGCACGCATTACAGGATCAAACTCATAAGCCTGAACAGAAGAAGTTCTCCAGCTTCCGTCACTCATTCGTTTCTTTGCCTGCTGTTCAGAGATATAAACCATTCGCTTTCCGGCTATATCATCGTCGTATGTTTCTGTCCAGGTCTTGCAGCCTTCGTGAATAAAGATAAGCCCTGTAGCTTCTCCGATTCGGTCAACGATTTCACGCTTAGGCATATATTTTCCGCTGATGTTATAAACGTCTGCGTTCTGGTCGTTCTTATCGGCTGGAAGCCTGAGCTGAATTACAGTAATCTCCGGCTTATATAATGGAGTTACAGCCATACAATCTTCTTTAGTTACAAAGGCAAGTGCGCCTGCCTTTACAGCGTCTTTCAAAACTGTTAAAGCCTTAGTTACATTTCCGTTTTCTTCGCTCATTGTGATACCTCCGTCAAGCCTTTTTCTTTGATAACTTCTCTTGCAGCATCAATTGCGTCTGAAAGAGCCTTTTTTGTTTCTTCAACGGTTTCAAATTCAGCTGTTATATCCCACTGAATCAAACCTTTTGAAGTTTCGGATAAGTTGATTCTTACCCTTTTGTTTGTTGCCTCAGGCATATTTCTACTCCTTGCCCCCGAAGGGGCTATTAAAAAATTACTGATGATTGTATTCGTATTTGATGTGATTTTTCAGATCAGCAATATTGCCATAGAATACGCCGCCAACTGAATGAGTTGAACTGCTATAAGTCCAACGATCATTAAGATAATCCCAGGTTACGGCAATTTCCATTTCTTTGTAATTGTAATGATTTGTTGTGTTGAATTTAGAAAAGTCGCCTTTTCTCATTTGATTTAATAGTAAGTATTTCATTTTCTACTCCTTAAGGGCTGTCGTACCCTTCATGGTTTTATAATAGCATGATATATTTCATTTGTCAATAACTTTTTACAATATTTTTTATTTTTTTTCGGTTTCTATAATCGCGGTTTTAAAATCCTCGCCGCATAAAGTAACACTATTTACAGGCTTTAATTTTTCATTGTCGAATAAAAAGACTTCTGCCTGAGCGTGTCCTTCGTGACATAATAAGATAAGTTCATCACATAATTTTTGGATTGTCATATTACCACCTTAAAAATCAAATTCAGTCTGTTTGTAGATTTTTGGTTTTATTTTTTTCCACAACTCTTTTTGATGTGCCGGAATAAAAAGTTTTTCCATTACCTTTAAATCCGCACCCGAATTCATCATTACTGGCTTTTCAATTTCGTCTATAACTATAAAATCTTCGGGCATATAATATTCTGAAATTATCAGGATTTCTTTCTGCTTTCTGCACCAGGAATAAAAACGTTCATAATCAAAAGTATTCTGATTTTTTATGCCGTATGAATTCGTATCAAAATACGGCGGATCTGCGTAAAGAACTGAATCAGCTTTTATAAAAACATCAGAATAATCGGAATGAAGGCTTTGAAGGCTTTGAAGGCTTTGAAGGCTTTGAAGGCTTTGAAGGCTTTGAAGGCTTTGAAGGCGATTTAATGCCTCAAGCTGCTGCTGTCGTTCATACACTTGATAACGGGTTATATTTTCGTCCTTTATAATATACTCGGTTAAACGCTTCGTTGCAATATATCTGTCGTAAATATCTTGTATCGGTTCAATGCTTTCAAGATTCAGCCCAAGTTCTTTCGCAAGTGAATAATCGTGGAAAAATATGGCATAGTGCCACGCTTTTTTATATGGTTCTATTTCCCTTGAATATAAATAATCCCTGCCGTTGTTCCCGAAGCTCCAGGCATATTTTATATAAGGCTCTTTGTCTTTCAGCCGGAAAAAATCTTCCCTGGAAATCCATCTTGTTTCATTTTTGAATTTTCCATGTATTGCGTCTAAAAATAAATTGATTCCGTCAGGATCAATATCGTTACAAAAATAATACTTAAAATCCTGCCTCATCAGTGCAATTTGAGTTATTGCACATCCTCCAGCAAATAAGTCGTAAAAATTCGTAAGTTTCGGAAAGTGCATATATACCCATTCGGCAATTCCGTTCTTGCTGCCTTTATAACAAGTGCCGTATCTCATTACGCCATATTCTCCATGTAAAAACAAAGTGACTTCAATAATTTTTCGTGTTCTTCTTTATTCAAAAAACTGTTTCCAATGTCATAAAACACAAAGAAGCTCCATGTTCCATCTTCTAATTTTATATTCAAAACTGTTTTTTCAGTTTCACAATCAAGTGTTATTTTTGAAACTTGATTAAACAAATTTAGATGTTCAAGTAAACCAGGATATATTCCAGAATCATTTTTTTGTTCTTCAACTTCAAAAAGTTCATAATTCTGCATTATTTTTTCACCTCTGTTATTTAATGCCATTTTCCATTTATATAATTATGATCTCTGCCACATCCTGGTTTATAAACTATAAATATTCTGTTTTCATTCAGAATTAAAACAGGCTCATAATAATATGTTTTTCCGAATAAATCTTCTGTTGTTCCAATAAAAAAGACGGTGGAACCGTCTGCTTCTTTTCCAGCAATTTCAAGCTCTCGATTAAAAAACCCTTTTAAATCGGTTTTTTCGCCTTTTCTATCTGGAATCAAAGAATTTAAAAATACTTCGTTATTTTCTTCGGAAACTCTATAATAAATTCCGTCCATTGCAGAATAATCAATTTCTTTTATATCAGCCATTTCCGTATTCCTTTTTCAGCCATATCCAGACTTTTTCAAGTTCTTTCCCGGTCATTTCTGATACAGATTTCGGAACTATAAGGCGAAGCCGTCTGTACAACATCCGGCTTTGTATTTGCTTGCTTCCAGGTCTTACTGTTGCAAGATAACCCTCAATAATTGAGTTGATATTCTTCCGAAGTATTTTTTCCATTTCACTCGGAGGACAAGGCGGCAGGTCTGGTTTGACTTCCGTTTTATTTTCCGCACCTTCTGCCGTCGATGAAAGCGGAATAATCCATGGCCGCGCCTGTCCGGTTCCGCTTCCCTCGCTCTTTTCGTCCTTCTGGAACAAGTCACCCTGTCCATCACTAAGCGGCACAAGCTCTTCATTTTTTATCATTTTGACCGCTTTTTTGAAGCTCCAGTCTGCCGGAGCAAAAACAATAGCACGTTTTTTCCCTGGAGCCAGTCTGTTTGCACGCGCAAAACATTGTTCAAGCCACGGAACTGAACGGATATGAGACAGGCAGCAGATTACGGAAACTTCCGGCACGTTCAATCCCTCATAAGCCATTGCAACCGTTACCAATACGCGGTATTTTCCGCTTTTGAAATCATCAAGGTTTCTTCTTGCCTGCGGCGTATCTTCACTTGTCGCAATCCGCGTTTCGTATCCCGAATCTGCAAGATGTGACCAGTATGCTTTTGCAATTTCGATGTTTGGAGCTACAACAAGCATTTTAGCATTTTCATATTCTAGGCGCATAACGCGGAATTCTTCAAGTGCTGAATCGAGAAGATAATCTGCAAATTCAGTTCTTAGAGCCGTAAATAAAGCCTTTGCACTTTCTTCGCCTGACAGCTTAGAATTTCCCTTTGAGCCGTCTAGTTCTTCCCATTCAGCTTCAGCGTCAACAGTTCTGAATTTTACCTGCATTATTGCACCGTCTGCGATAGCTTTATTTCTGCCGTAAATAATCACGCGCCGCCCCGGAACATTGCTCAAATCAACGTGATTTTCTGTGTAAGGCATGAACGCAATTTTATTTCCGTCACCTCTTGAAAGAGTTCCTGAAGCCTTTACAACTAAAACGGCATTTTTTACAAGCGGCTCAAGTGCCTTATGCCACATAGAACCTTCTGCAACATGATGGCACTCGTCAAGAAATAAAATGTATTTATGTTTTAAAATTTCCGTTTCGTGACATTCAGGGTTCTGTCCGATTGCCTGGTAAGTCGTAACATATCCGTCAAGACCGCGCGACAAATCAGAGCCGTTATCAGCTGCACGAATTCTTTTTGCAGTGTTCCATCTTGGATCTGCAAATTCGCCTTCGCCCTGATATTTTAAAGCGTTTCTAGGAACTACCCAGCAGATACGGTCCGCAATTGTCGGGATAAGGTTTTCTGCAAGAATTACAGGAACAAAAGATTTTCCGCCGCCCGGTGTTACTGATAAGACAATTTCCTTAATTTCTTCACCGCCTAAAATATCACGGCAGGCATCCACAATTTTCTGCTGATGATAGCGAAGTTTAAATTCTGCCATTAAGATTCTCCGAATAAATCAGGTTGATTTTCTACTTCCTGATTAAAACCGTTCAGGATTTCAGCAGCCCTTTCGTCAACTTCCTTTTCAAGTATTTTTGACTTCTGCATAACTGTAAAGCTGCGGCTTTTGAAGAATTCTTTCTGTGTCCGTCTCATTTCAACAACTAATTCGACAAACTGTTTGATTTCATTTTCCGGCATTTTCTTTTTTTCTCCTAGTCTATATATATAAAAATATATCCGTTTTTAGTCGGGCTTCCAGTCTGTAACCGTTCGCGGATAGTTGAAAGCCCCATTTTTACGCTCTGCGCCGCTTCCTTTAAGGTTTTAAAAACAACTTCTTCCCCGGTTTCAACGCAGATTCTTTTTATTTTTTTTCCAGCGTGTGTCTGATATTTTGCACGGTCCCCGCTGTTTTTTCTGTTTTCGGCAGCAGTTACCCACCGCAGATTTTTTGAATCATTATTCATTTTATTTCGGTCTATATGGTCAATCTGCAATGTTTTTTCTGTTTTTGGTTTATTTACAAAACTTTCAGCTACGATTCTGTGAACTTTGTAAAGTTTCCTCTGCATATTTACTATTGCGTAACCTTTTGAATTTTTGCTTATATGCAGAAGTCTTTTTGACATTTTATCCCTGATTTCTCCAA